CGCCTGAACGAGATAGGGATTAAATCATTGAAGCACTGTAGCTGGAACTACCTATCAGTGCAGCAGGTGGTTACAGTGATAAATACAGGAAAATCAAGCTGGTATCGTTGGGCTTACGAGTTGCTACAAAAGGAAGGCAAGTTGCCAGCTCAAGAAAGACAGGCCGCGTAAATTTGACCGTAATAGACTAGGATTTTGCCTAGTTTACCGACAAAACGTTTTTCGGTATACTGGCCTTATGTTCGAAAAATAGAATATTTAATATTTGCTTCAAAAGTTTAATTGTATAAAGCAAAAGGTGAAATTTCCCTTAGTTAAAGAAAAACCAGCTTTTGACTTGATGACAATGTATTGATTTATATGCGCATAGGGTATTAATTTATGTTAGTAAAAGTCGCAAAACTTGTTGCAATTCTCACAGTCGCTGGCTGCGCTACTCCTCGGCCAACATGGACGCCAATGCCTTTTGACGAAGTCGAATATGCTGCCTTAGCAAAAGAGGGAACAGGAACGCTACGAGGGCAAGTGTTTGCAAAAACTAGGGGGGGTGACGTCAAAAAAGGCGCGGGCAATCTAGTTGTGCTGCTACCAGCAACGAAATATGGCGATCAGCGCTACCAAGAAGAGTTCATTAGCAACAAACTTGCGGCAGTCGGCGAAGACCCTAGGTATGCAAAATATGCCAAAACAAAAACAACTGACGGTGATGGTAAGTTTGAATTTACGAACTTGCCTCCCGGCAAATACTATTTACTTAGCCACATTACGTGGGAATCGCCGTCAACGAGCGGAGGCACAGAGCTACAAGGTGGACGTGTTTTTGGCAAATTCGAAGTTAAGAACGGTGCCGCCACCGATGCAATACTTACCAGATAGGATCAACAACCGCAAATTTCATGTGCGGTGCTCCGATACGGCAAGCCGATTTAAATGGTGAGAAACAGAATCGGCGAAATAGATCAACGCGTCCTTGTACCATCGCGTATCAAAAAAAGATGACGGTATTATTGACGGTATCTGTAATTTACCAATTATTCATTTATGTTATAAGTCAATGCATTGTATCGCATTTGCGATTGACGCCGGCTCCACCATATTCAAGCAGCACCAAGCATCAAGCAGCACCTAAACCCCTGATAAATCAACGTTTTCAGGGGTTTTTTATTGCCTGACGTGTATCAATACGTACCAGCTTATACCTTGCCATACCGTCATTGATACGGTAGTTTTGACGGTATACATCAACTACCGCCAGTTTTTGGCACTGGGATACCGTCATGCCGCTCACAGATGCAGAATGCAAAGCCGCTCAACCAAGCCCAGATGGCAAGCAACAGAAGCTGTCAGACGGGCAAGGCATGTACTTGCTCATAACCAGCACCAGCAAGTATTGGCGTATGGATTACCGCTTTGCAGACAAGCGCAAAACCCTGGCCCTTGGTGTATACCCTGAAGTCAGCCTGAAGGAAGCTAGAGAGAAGCGCGATACAGCTCGCAAGCAGCTACGCGACGGCGTTGACCCTATGGCAGCAAAGCAAGCTACCCAGCAAGCCGCTATTGTTGCTTCAATCAGTAGTTTTGAAGCTGTTGCCAAGGCATGGTTTGATAAAAACATGCTAACCATGTCAGCCAGCCACCAAACCCGCGTTTGGCGTCACCTTGAATCAAACATTTTCCCCGTGCTTGGCAAGAAATCAGTTGCAGAAATCAAGCCTGCCGACCTGCTCGCCTGCCTTCGGCGCATCGAAGAACGGGGCGCACATGAAACAGCACACCGCACCCGCTGGGCCTGTAGCAAAGTGTTCCGCTACGCAGTTGCCGCAGGCTTGGCCGAAAGCGACCCGGCTGCGCTTTTGAGTGACGCACTAACCAAGCCCGAAAAATCACCCTTTCCTACAATTACAGACCCGATTCAAGTTGGTGAACTACTACGCGATATTGACGCCTACAAGGGTACATTCATCGTTAGATCAGCCTTGAAGCTGCTGCCCTTGGTATTCGTTCGCCCCGGCGAGCTACGTCACGCAGAGTGGGAAGAAATCAATCTTGATAAAGCAGAATGGCGCATTCCCGCAGGTAAGATGAAATCCAAGGCGCTGCATGTTGTTCCGCTGTCACAGCAAGCCATTGCTATCCTGAAGGAGCTACAGCCCTTCACAGGGCATTGCCAATTGGTATTCCCAAGCGAGCGCACAAGAAGCAAGCCTATCAGTGAAAACACAGTAAATGCAGCCCTCCGCACAATGGGTTATGCGAAGGATGAATTTACAGGCCATGGCTTTCGTAAGACAGCTTCAACCTTGTTGAATGAGTCCCACAAATGGCATGTTGACGCGATTGAGCGCCAACTAGCGCATGGAGAACGCAACGAAGTCAGAGCTGCTTACAACTACGCGGAATACCTACCAGAACGCATTCTTATGATGCAATGGTGGGCAGATCACCTAGACAAGCTAAAAGCTGGTGCTGCAATCCTTGAATTCCCTAGCAAGGTAGCTTGATGAAGTTCAAGCTAGATGAAAATAAGCAGTTTCTTTTTCCGCTCGGTCTGCCAATTCATGAGCGGCGAAGGTTTGATCCTAAGCTGGACGAGCTTTTGTTACACGATACTTGGCCCAAAGGTATTGCTTTAACGTTGATTGTGCTCGGCTGTTCAGACGCCGAAGGCCACGCTTACTACATGACATTAGTAGGCAAAGAAGGCTTTGCAGAATGGGCTTATACACTCACAGAAGGAATGGTAAGAGCGACTCGGCTTGCAGACTCCAGTATTGATGCCGGCAAATTGAATGACCCCGACACCCCAGCCAACTGGCTTGCATGGGCTAGGACAAAAGGTTACAGCATAGCCCACCTAGAACAGCAGCCAGCGGCTCAAGTAGTTGAAACAACTCCAAATGCACCAGCCAAGATAGAAGAACCAGTCAAACCTTCAACCCCGGCTATGGATTACGCTACCTTATCTGATAGTGCAATTGTAAATTTCAACGATGTACTGCAATGGTTGAAAATGAGCAGAATGACGTTGAATCGCCGCATTAAGGATGAGCCGTTATTTCCAAAGCCATTTAAGGATGGAAGCCTGAACAAATGGCAAGCCGGTGAAATAAAGCAATACATCAACAGCCTAAAAGGCCGCAAGCCATAGATATTTTACCAAGGGGGTAGCACTTTCTTATCCCTCGCTATGCAAGCGTTAAGCCGCTCACTTGTTTTTTTGTGTTTTTTGAAAATAAAAATTGACTCAATGCATTATATGTGCTTGACAAAAATAGGAAGCCATGTATAATATCTAAATAGGCAATGCTTGCCCTTATTTTTCTGTGCTTGTCAAGCACCTTCTACTAGCCATATATCTTGCATATCAAACTTAGTTTTCTGACTTTCCTTAACAGCATCAAAGCTGTTCTAAAGCTATGATCGGCATAGCTGGAAAGCAAACAGTGCAAATCTGTAGGCATCAATGCCTAGCTTGTCCGGGAGAAGATTACCCAACTGGCGGACGTAGCGAAACCCCACCATTCCAGTGCTGAACGGTGGTAAGCAGGACAACTTCTTGTTGTTCGGCTTGGTAGCCTTGACTACCAAAGTGACAACAGCTCAACAACATACCCCCTTCATCATTGCGCATGATTGTGCTTGGTATGCCTTAATAAAAGTCACACTTACTTTAACCCTAATTACTGAGCCATTCCAGCGATACACCATGCAGGTGTTAGGGATAGTGATGAGTGTTAGGGGTAAGGTAAGCTTTAACTAAATATATGATAAATATATAGTATTTGCTTAGCAGATAGCTAGATTGTCTATCTCACTCACTAATTTATAGAAAGAATAAGAATAATATGTTTGATGAATTGTTTAAGTTATTGCCTGATAACCTTAATCCAACAGGACAGTTAAGGGCAATTATTGCAGCCCGCTATATCAGTAATTTGAGTCAGCAAGGGCTTACAGATGCCACTATTGCCCTACTGCTTAATGCTAAAGGCATCCAGACTGCTCACGGAAAAGCATTCACAAAATGCAATGTTGCCCAGCTACGGCATCGTGTTGAACATGGTTGCAACACTGCCTACAGACTTGGTTGGAGAGCGACAAATGCCTAAGCCAGTGAGAATGAGCCAGCCAGATGAAAGCCGTACCAAGTACATCGTTGAATGTATTTATAAAGGCATTGAGCGAGGTTGGGACTACGGCAGGATTGCGGAGCGCCTGAACGAGATAGGGATTAAATCATTGAAGCACTGTAGCTGGAACTACCTATCAGTGCAGCAGGTGGTTACAGT